TACCAATGGCGGTGGATTTACAAATAATTTCATCTCTCTCAAAACACTAATGGAAAGACTACAATATGGTAGAGATCAATTAGTTAGATTTTGGGAAAAAGAGATAGAGATTGTTCGTCAAGCTATGGGATTTAGACACAAAGCTTACATACAATTTGATCAAATGACTTTATCAGACGAGGCTGCTGAAAAGAATCTGCTAATCCAGTTAGCTGATAGAGATATTATTAGTCAAGAAACTCTTCTTCAAAGATTTAATGAGATCCCACAGATCGAAAAGATTAGATTACAAAGAGAAGTTGAAGATCGTCAAGACGATAAAAATCCAAAGAAAGCTAGTCCCTACCATACTCCTCAACACAAAGAAAATCTTGAGAAAATTGGATTACAAACTGGTAAAGTATTACCTCAAGATGTTGGCCTAAAAACAACTGTGCCAAAAGATATGCTATTACAACCAAAGGGTGGTTCTCCTTTTGGCGGTGGAGGAAACCCGCAAGTTCCACCCAAGCCAGCTAATCCAAATGGTAGACCACCAAATTCTGGAGATACTGCTCCAAGAAAGCAAAGGATAGCCAAACCCAAGTCCGAGCCGGGAGTTGCAGAATTGGTTGTTTGGACAGAAGATACATGGTCAACAATATCAGAAACTGTTAATAATGCATACTTAAACCATAAAAATAAGAAGAATCTTAGACAGTTAACCAAGATAGAAGCTAGTGAATTAGAGACTATTAAACTTGATATTCTTACTAATATTCCTATTTTTGCTGATATTACCGACTCATCAATTTACTCAATTTTAAATACCAATAAAACTATGCCCAAGCACTTCAAGGACGAACTTCTTAATCGTGGTATTAATTTAGAGAATATGAATGTAGAAAAATTTAGAAAAAATGCTTTAGGATTATTTATTGAACAAAACGCCTCTATTTGAGTAAGATAACCTTTTTGTGTATATTATCAGTGAGAGGCAAAAAATAAAATGAAGCTATATCAACAAGAAATACTCGACGGACTATCCGAACAGATCAAGGCGCAGTCAAGCGTTGCTTATTGCGCTCCAGCAGTATTGGTTAATGATATAGATCAAGACGAAAGCTGGAATGTTTCTCGTCCAGCTATCGACAAAATAAAAGCATCAAGCAACCCTAATCAAATCGATCTTTACTACATCAAATCAATTTTAGTTTCCACTGGCTGGAATAAAAATGATGATGTGTTCGATCCAAAACAAACTTGGGCAGCAAAAAATACTCCAGAAGATAAACAATTTAATTTCATGCATAATGAAAATGATATTATTGGACATATCACTGGTAGTTATGTTGTTGACAGAAATGGTAATAAAATTCTAGCTGATAACGAGTCAGTTCCAACAGAATTTGATATTATCACAGAGGCTGTACTTTACAACAGCTGGTCAAATCCAGAAAACAGAGAAAGGATGCAAAAGATTATAGCTGAAATCGAAGATGGCAAGTGGTTCGTTTCTATGGAATGCCTATTTGCCGGATTTGATTATGCAGTTATTGATCAAAAAGGAATGGCAAAAACAGTAGCTCGTAATGAAGAATCTGCATTTTTAACAAAACATTTAAGAGCATATGGTGGAACAGGAGAATACGAAGGCTATAAAATTGGTAGATCATTAAGGGATATTTCTTTTTCTGGTAAAGGTCTTGTATCTAAGCCAGCAAATCCAAGAAGTGTTATCCTTGATTCTAGCAAGGCTTTCTCTGTGACATTAGACCTAAATAATTCTAACGTTTCCAAAGGAGAATTTAATATGTCAGAAAATAATGAAGAGAAGCAGCTAGCTGATCTACAAAGTGAGTTAGCTCCTTCAACAGAAGAAACTACAAAGGCTGAGAACGATCAAGTATCAGCACTTGAAAGTACCATTGCTGAAAAAGACCTAGCACTACAAGCTTCGGCAGACCAAATCGCTGCTTTAGAAGCTACTCTATTAGCCAAAGACAAGGAACTAGAAGGTCTTGTTGCAGCTATGGATGATATGAAGAAGAAGGAAAAGGACCGTATGCGTAAAGAGAAGCTAGTTATGGCTGGCTTCGAAAGTAGCGAAGCGGATGAAACCTTATCCTTATACGATCCTCTTAGCGAAGAAGCTTTCGATAGTGTTATAGCTGTTATGAAGAAGAAAATGGGTGAAGCTCCAAAGCAGAAATTCAAAGAAACTCTTCAAACAGATGAACTTAATGAAAGCACAAATCCTAAAGCTGAAGTAAAAGCTTCGGAAAACTCCGAAACTGAAACATCGGAACTTTTCGAAGAACTCAAAACAACAGAAGCCACTCTTGTGGACGCTTCTGATGCGGTGGATGAATTAACTGCTACAAGAGCTAGTGTAGCTGAGTGGCTTGAAAAAAACGTTCTACATAAGTGATAATAAAGGAGAAAAACTATGGCCCTAAAATCAGATAGATACGAGCTTCAAACTGATATCAGCTTCTTTTATGATGCTGGTACCGCAACACGCGGTGGCGTTGTTGTGTATGATACAGCCGGTTCCGGTGCTGCTATGGATCAAGGTGTCAATCTAGTTAAGTATGCTACAACCGGTGTTCCAGTTGGCATTCTACTTAATGATGTTGTTAACAAGGATCTAACAAGAACTCATCTTAATCAGAATAAGAATGAAGTTCAAAAAGGTGGCAAAGTTACCGTTCTTCGTAAGGGTTATGTTGTCACAAACAACGTAACTGGTAGTCCATCAGCCGGTGCAACAGCTTATCGCTGCACTTTAACTGCTGGTAATATCAGTGCGGTTGCTAGTGGTAACGCCATCGGTGCTTTCGTTAGCACAAAAGACGAAGATGGTTATGCCAAAGTAGAAGTCAACCTCCCCTGAGAAAATAAACAATAAGGAGAATTAAACATGCCAATTAATCAAAGACCTAGTGATGAGTTTATCACTCTCCTACGCAAGTCAGGGGATGCTGATATCAATGTAGCTTCTGCTGCTCAAAGAGAGTTTGCAAAAGCATTAGAACTCCCTCTTCGTAAGGGCGTTTTAGTAGGTAACATTCTCGGTAACATTTTCGAAACCGTGAATGTAGAAGCTGGTTCCACAACTGAATATCCACTTGATCTAGTTTCTCCCGGCCTAGAAGGTGAGCATGTTGCTTACACCAATCCCGGCCACGGTAGAATTCCAGAACGTTCAGTGGAAGGCGATTATGTGATGATCCCAACATATAGCATCACATCTTCGGTTGACTATCTACTTCGCTATGCCCGCGAAGCCAGATGGGATATCGTTGGTCGCGCTATGCAGGTTATGGAAGCTGGTTTTACAAAGAAGATGAACGATGACGGCTGGCACACAATTCTTGCTGCTGGCGTTGATCGTAACATCCTAGTTTATGACGCTGATGCAACAGCTGGTCTTTTCAGTAAGAGATTAGTTTCTCTTATGCAGACTGTTATGCGTCGTAATTCGGGCGGTAACTCCGCATCAGTTGGTCGTGGCCGTCTAACTGATATGTATGTAAGTCCAGAAGCTCTAGAAGATATCCGTAATTGGGGTCTAGATCAAGTTGACGAAGTAACTCGTCGTGAAATCTATACTGCCGCTGGCGATGGCGCACCCATCACCAGAATCTACGGTGTTAATCTTCATGACTTTGATGAACTTGGCGAAGGTCAACAGTACCAAGCCTTCTTCACAGACGATCTTGGCGGCGCACTTCAAGGTAGCGACCTTGAATTAGTCGTTGGCCTTGATCAGTCCATGAACGATAGCTTTGTAATGCCCGTCAAGCAGCAACTTCAAGTTTTTGAAGATCCAACACTACATCGTCAGCAACGCGCTGGCTATTACGGTTGGGCAGAGCTTGGCTTTGGTGTGTTAGATAACCGTAGAGTAATTCTCGGCTCATTCTGATTTTAATCAAAGCATTTAGTATCAATTAAGCCGCCCTCATTAGTTTGGGGGCGGCTTTTTTGTGTATAATATTGTAGAATCATCTAAATTAGGACTTCAATAGGAGAAAAATATGGCCGCATTATCGGACTACCTAGAGTCAGCTCTTTTAAATCATATTTTTAGAAGTAGCTCCTTCCCTAAACCATCCTCAATTGCTATCGCTTTAACTAGTAGCGTTACACTTGATTCCCATACTGGTAACACATTACCAGAAATTCCATCTGGAGTTTCAAAGGGTGCAAATTTCGTATCCACAAACTACAAAAGACTAAATCTTTTCAACCCAACAACTAGTGGTAATTCTATATGGAATAGCGTTGGAGTTGATGATGTTACCGCTTTTCAAGTTAGCGGTACTAGTAATTCTGGTAATTCTACAGGCATTAGCGGTTATTTTGCCCCATTATACTTAAACCAAACAGTAGCAGCATCTAATGATGTATTACAAAATACTCTACCATATAGATTTGCAGAGTTTCCCAATGTATTATTTCATGCTCCTCAAAGCTTGGTACAATCTGGAGTTAATACCAATCCCGGATATACCCAGTATGAAGGAAATGGATTCATCAAAAATTCTGTACAATTAGTATTTGATACAGCTTTACAAGATTGGGGATGGATTTCTGGCGTTGCTATAGTTGATAGTGCAACATATGGCTCCGGTAATGTTCTTATGCACTCTAAACTATCTAACCCACGATACGTTTATACTGGTGATAACATCAAGTTCGATCTTAATTCGCTAGAAATTAGTCTTCAGTAAGAAAGAAACCAAGAATGATCTTAAATAAAGACGTTCTGGTTAATAATATACTAACGGAGTTATCTGATAATTCTACAGGCCAAATATCACCATACGATATTAGGCATAATCTATTAGATATAATTGACTCTGTTCACTTATTAACCAAAGACCATCCTATTGATGGTACTAATTTTTCTACCAAGCCAACTCGCACAACAAGAGTTGGTGAAGAAGCTTTATCCAAAATTGAACTAGCCGGTTATTTTAGTATAGATAATACGGCTGTTGGTTACTCCTCTCTTAAAAGTAACTACCAAGGTATAAAAAATACCGCTATTGGATCTCATTCGCTATTTTGTAATATTTATGGCGAGAATAATGCTGCAATTGGATATAGCGCACTAGGAGGAAATACAACCGGTCACGGTAATGTTGGACTAGGTAACTTCACCCTAAACAATAATAAAGATGGAGATTTTAATATAGCTATTGGTCATGGTGCTGGTTATTACGCTTCCAACTTGAGCAATAAACTATTCATAGCATCTCATCCAGTAGATTCAAACTATATTTGCGATAATCCATTAGGATCTGGTTTAACTCCTCTAGTATACGGAGATTTGGTAGAGTTAAGATTTGGTGTTGGTACAAACTCCTTACACAGTGAGGCTACTTTACAAGTTGGTGGCAATATTTCACCATCAACCGATGATGATTCTAATCTTGGATCAGATAACTATCAATTTAGATATTTATATCTTAGTAGTGGTATTTATTTTGATTCTAATCTATTTTTTGAAAAACAAGATTCCTCAACACTATTACTAAAAGGTAATTTAGTAGCATTAGATCATAACTCGTATAGTATTGGATCTCCAAATACTTTATGGGCTGGCGGATATTTCAACGATCTATATGTTAGCGGTACTGTTACAATTAATAGATTCGTAGCATTTGAGAACTGCAATTACTTCTGTAAAACAATCAATCTTGCTACTAGTGGAGTTACTAGCATAGATGGTGGTGGTCCAAATACACTATATGATTACTCTACAGA